TCTCCTAATAATATCAGCCATATCTTTATGACCTTGTTTTTCTAATAAACCTGCTACAGTAGCTCTATCACTAGCTATAGCTTGTTTCATATATAATAAAACAACTGTTTGTATAGCTTCTTTAAATGCTTTTGCCTGTGCTTGAACTACAGGATCAGCATTATCACTAATACTTACAATCTTATTTACTATTCTTTCTGTCCAATATTCAGGACTTAAACCTTTATTTTGTGTAGTTTCTACAACTACATTCCCTATGCTTGATTCAACATCTACTGTAAACATTATGTCCTCTGCACTCTAACCACATCATCTCTATAGGTATCAACAGTATTATCACCTTCTCCTAGATTTTTTAATCTTACTAGAGCTTCCATAAATCTTTTTTCATATGTTGCCATTAAATCAGGATCGCCTTTCATATAAACATAAGACTCTAGCAAAGTTCCATATAGTAAAGCATTTTTTGCGTTAGTTGATAGCCATGTTGTGCCACTATCTCCACCTGCTGTTATTGATGCAGGTCTATAAAAATAATGCAACTCAACTACTAAATCAGCATTTGGAGTTGGTCCAACAATAAAAGTTGTATCATCAAATAAAGCGTAATGTTTTGGTATTCCTGTAATACTTGCATTTGGATATGCTTCTCTTACAAAGTTTACATCTTTAAATAAAAGAAATGATTGCTCACTTGAACTTGTTAAAGATAAAGAAAAACTATCTAAAAAATCAGAAGGTGTTGCAAGGTACTGATTTCCCGATGTTAATGTACCACTAACATTTTTTCTAAATACAGGAAGATTAATAGTTTTTAATATTCTTTCTTCTGTTTGTTCTATTAATTTAGGTAAATCAGAAACAAATTGTGTTTCTGTATTTTGTAAATAATTCTGAACTAAACTTTTTAATTCTGCGTATGTCATGTGTTAATTTGACCCCCCATGCCTGAGTGGTTAGTACAATAATAATATAATGTTGGAGCACCAGATGCTATCTCTATTTGTGTATAAGCACCTGCATTTCCTGCTGTTCCGTTGGTTGTAACTCCTGTTGTGTATTCTGAACCACCACCATGCGTACCATCTGATGTAGTAGAAAATCTTAATGGGTGTCCACTATTACTACTATCGGATTGATCAAATCTATAAGATTGTCCTTCTACTAAATTTAAAGTTGCTGCTCTGCTACCATTAACATAAAAATAATTAGAACCATAATAACTAGCCACTGTAATTGTATAAGTAGTATAAGATGAAGCAGGAGTTGAAACAGTTACTGATCCTAAACTTGTTGTTCCAGTAGTTGCTGTTGGAGTTGCTATATTAGATGGTGATGGAGTAGGTGCTGGGGTAGGTGCTGGAGTTGGAGAAGGAGTTGGAGAAGCTGAAGTAACTCCTGATAGAGTTATTTCACCTAACTCACCTCTCATATCCAAACCAACTGTTCTTGAACCTAAAGCTGTTATGCCACCACCTACAGGATCAAAAGCAAATAATCTTGATGATGCTTCTTCTCCTGTATCCACTCTAGCATCATATAAAGCCTGTGGATCAATAGTTGATACACGATTTACATCAAACTGTGGATGATCAGGATCAAAACACTCAGGACATACTCTTAAACCATTTCTAACTTTGTTTTCTGTTTCATATCTAAGTTCTTTTAACTTAAATGTAAAACCACATCTATCGCATATACCTAATGCTTTTCTACCTTGAGCATACATATTAGTTGTAAAAACTGTAAGGAACAAACCTTACTGATGCTCTTTCTCTGTCTGCATCACTAACTTCATTCCATAATTCTAAATATCTTTGTCTAAGCATTGGAACTTTTGCAGTAGCCTGTTCTTTCTTACATGCAATATTGTATGCCAATCCGTATGTCATACATGGTAAATATCTTGTAGGCACTCCAGCGTTATTACTTGCTGGTTCTCCTGTATCTTCTATTTTTTTAATATAGTAATAAATACAAGTATAAGTTTCTGCACCATCAGGTGTATTCCATAAAGTTAAAGTAGGATTATCTACACCTTTATCTAAATAATATAAACTAGGTTTACCTTTAGAAAGTTTATTAGCTATATGTGTGTATTCACTTACAGATATCCTTCTAAGATTTTGATCGAATTGTTTTGATGTATCACCTGAATCAGTTCTAATAAAAGCCTCTACTATTTCTAATACATCTGTTCCTAAACTATAAGAAGATGTGCCTTCAGTTAAAGACTGTGATCCTGACTCTATTGAAAATAAATTAGTGCCTTTATTTTGCCATTCAAGAAATAATAAATCTAAGGCTCTTCTAGCTGTTCTATAGTCATAGCCTGAACGCATCTCAAGTCCGCACAACTCGTATGCTTCTTCAATAATATCAGATAAATCTAAATTAAATGATGTTGTACCGCTACTTGCCATGCTTTCTCCTAATAGCTTCCTTACCTCTTTTTGCTATGGCTGCTTGTGCATCTTTACCTGCAACCTTAGCTCTTTGTTCCATTACAGTTAATATTTGTATTTTTCTAGCAAAAGGTTTTTTTATTTTTTTAACCTTAGCTACTGTTTCTCTAGCATCAGCAACAGAAGCATACTTAATACTTACAGTATCCTTTGGATTTTCATCGGTATAAAGTCTGCGACCTGAACCTTTAGGTTTTTTACCTGTTCCTACTTTTGGGTCTTTTTTGCTTCTCATTTGTTCTATGTGGAACCTTATTCTTTTTTGATGCTGGTGCTTTTAGTGTGCTTTGTTTAAAAGCAGTTCTGGACATTACCATTTGACTTTATCTGCCCAATAAGCTGCTGACATCTTACCCTTCTTGATGTTCTTACCATGTCTAGCTTTAAAAGACTTTCTTTTAGCTTTCATGCGTTTTGATTCACCTTTCTTGGGTTTACCAGCAGTTCCTGATAATGTTCCAACCTTTTTGCCTTGCTGTCCAAATCTAATAGTTTTTATCTTGTTGCCTTCTTTTGCAACAACTATATGAGATTTTTTAGGGTGGTTTGGGGTACGCTTTGGTTTATTGTACCCCGAAACACCTGCCCGTTTTAATCTTGAGTCTTTGGAAGCTCGGCTCACTACTAGACTCTGCCACCTGTTTTTCTTCTAACAACTTCGTTGTAAGTAGGAACAGTTTTACCTGTACTCATGCCGGGACCTTTTTTTGGTTTTTTTGGCATACCAGCAGAACCTCTTCCTGTAGCTTGACCACTACCTGTATTTTCAGTATTAGTCTTAGGTTTTGTTCCACCTCTTACACCACCAGTAGTAGATTGTCGTGATCTAGTTACTGAAGGAGTTGTAGTTGTTTTTTTAGTGGTTGCACCTGTTTGACCAGTTTTAGGAACCGAAGGCATTGTTCTTCTAGTAGTAGTGCCAACACCGCCAGTCCCTTGTCCACTAGTTCTTGATTGAGTAGTGCCTGTACCTCTAGTTGGTGCTCTTCTTGGTGTCCCTACTTGTTGATTTTTAGGGGTTTTCGGTTTTGAAGGAGCACTAGCTGGTTTCTTTTTAGGGCGTTGAAAACGCACTCCTCTTATAGGAGAAGCCATTATACTCTACCGCCAGTTTTCTTTTGAACAAGTTCGTTAAAAGTAGGAGTCATTTTAGATGACATCTTAGATGACATTTTAGAACCACTTCTTCTACCGCCTCTCAACTTTGATGAGTACTTAGATTTTTTATTTTCAACTTTTCTAGCACCTTTCATCTTTGATCCGTATTTACTAGTTTTTGCCATTTTTTTTCACCTTTTTTGTTGTTGATTTTTTAGCAGGAGCTTTCTTAGCAGTGGTTTTTTTAGCAGGGGCTTTCTTAGCTTTAGGCTTTAATTCCTTCAGCATAGCGTCAGCTTCCTTTTCTCGCATAGGACCAGCTACTAGTTCTTCTCCATTCCAAATTAAAAATGCCGGATCACCATTAACAAAGTGTCCGTTCTCTTCTTTTCTATAAGACATAATTCACCTTAATCGTAAGATTTAATACAATGCAACACGATAAGATATGTATCTCCAGAACTATGTCCTGTAGTTGTAAGATTAATATCTCCGTTTTTGCCTGAACCTGATGTGTTCTGCAATCCACCAAAAGGTGAAAAGTCTAAAACACCATCAGCACTTGGGTTTAATTCTAAGCACAATGTATCTGATGATGCGTTCCAAAATAAACCTATCTTAGTAAATCCTAAAATAGAGTAATAAACTTTTTGTAACTTAACACCAGAACATGCTTTACCATCTAGCGTACTAGATTTTAAAGCACTCACATCAACTTTAGCGACAGCACTTTCACCTGTGCCATCGCTAACATTTGTAAGCTGTACTATAAAATCTTTATCACTATCTAAAATAGTTGTAGATGTTACTGCATCAGCCATAATTTACTCCTATTAAGGTTGGTCAGTAAATGCTGGAACATCTGCACCTTCTTGGTTGCCCCAGATATACCAGTTAGTTGAATCTTTAGCTAAGATGTTGATTTCAAATAAACCAAAGTCAGTTAAAGTAAGAATGGAGTTTGAGTTACCATCAGCGTAAACAGAAACATTATCTGCATTAGAGTCTAGGTGAATAATTCCACCAATGAAGAAATTAGTATCTGAACCTGTATCAATGATAAGGTTTTCTGTTTCTTCTGCTGCACCACCATAAATAAGTTTAAAGTACACACCAGCAGAAGGGCTTGGTAATGTAAGAGTTCTGTCTGCTGTAATAGCTGGAACTACATTAGTACGACCACCATTTGCTGTTGCTGTAAGTGATGTATCTGCATCAGTTAAAGCTACAGGTGTGACCTTCATACCATCACCATCTAAAGTAAATTCAGTAGTAATAGCACCTGTTGTTGAATTTTTTGAAATGACTGTAAAGCCATTCTCAGACCTNACTGGTCCGTTAAAAGTTGAGTTTCCCATAGTTGTTACCTATAAAATTCTAGCGTCTTGGTTTGTCTGCTAGGTCAGTCGCTAGATTAATAAAATCCCTAGATACGAAAAAAGGGGAGCATTAGCTCCCCTATAAGTTTAGCTTGAACCGGGTGATCCGTAAATACCAAGAGGATCAGATACACCAAATGAGTATCTTTCTCTTGCTTTATACCTCACATTACCAGTATCAAAATCACCATCCATAGAAGTTTCCATTCCAGTTCTATTGAAATGTTTCATTCCATTTGGAACATCAGTGATTATGAAGAAAGCATTAGTATCGGTTAAATAATGGTTAACCATGTAACCTTCAGGAATAGCTCCGTTAGTTACAATAGCGTTAACATCATTATCTGAAGTACCAACTCTAAATTGACTTTCTAAAAGTCTTGTCGCTGTAAACTGCAATGCAGATGGAACGATAAGTCTTTTTGGTCTAGCTGCAATTTTAAGACCTCTTTGATCTTTAAAAGCTGCAATTTCAATAATNGCATTTTCTAAAGAAGTTTCATTAAGGTCTGCTGCTGTAGCTAGGTCTATTAGAGTTTTTACCACCATTTACTAATGGGTGACCATCACCACCAGTTACACCATCTCCATCAGCAGTAAATAAGTTTACGCCATCTCCAGATTGGAAACTGTTAGTAAACCCATTATTGAGTGGATTCGCTGCTTTGACTTGCTTAGTGTAAGCCATAGCTCTTGCGAGTGCTTTAGTATATCTAGCAGATAAAGAATCGTAGAGGTTATCTTCGATTGCTTCTTCTGTAATAGCAAAACCTAAAGCAATGGTTTCGTGGTTATATCTTGCTGTAAAGCTCTCTTGTGCTGAATCGTAAGTGATTGCAGAACCTTCGTCTTTAACAACCGCCTGACCAAATCCACTTAACTGAACTTCTTCTTCGAATGAACGATCTGAATTTTCAGTTTCATAGATCATGGTGTGCTCNTCTTCGTACTTTTCGTACTCCAACCCAAACAAAGCGTTTAGTCCGGGTAGGAGTTCTTTTAACATTTGTGCTCTTGAAATAGCCATATTATTCTCCTAAATTAAACGCCAGTTGTGTTATCGAGTTGATGTCCAACATTAAATTTAACGATGACATCGGTGAAAGAATCACCAACAGAACTATCGGGTCCGTCAACGAACTCCATAATTCTTAATGGTAATGTATTGGTTGTAGCAATGGTAGATGAATCTACTGCATTTTTACTACGACCAATCGTAGTGCTTCCTGCGGTTTGAACCACAGCAACATTGTTACCTAAAGCTGTTTGTGCAAGTGACGCATCACCTTGCATTTGCATTTCTAGGTAAGGATCATCAACAACATACGCACTGATATCACTAGCAACAGTTGATGCTGGATATGTCTGTGAGAATGTTTTTTGATTTGTATTTGGATCAGTGTATGAAACACCTACAAATACGCCTATGGGAGTTAATGAAGTAGTGCCGGTGTCTTTTTCAACAGTTCCAGAACTTACTATCTTTACAAAATCTCCATAGAATATAGCGGTACCATAGTTGGAGGCTATTTTATAGTGTCTAACTTTTCCTGTGAAGGAACCGCCAGAACTAATACAACCTACAGGCTCGGCACCCATTGGGGTAGCTGAACTAGCCATATAATTCTCCTAAAAGAGGTTAAACAACAGCCCCAAGTAAAATATTAAGTGTTACTTAGAGCCACCAAATGTAGTCCTACTTTTGCGATCTGGTTGTAACAGAGGCATACGAGGATCATTTTCTTTCATAAAGTTATTGTCAACGGCTTCCATTTGCTCTGCGGACATCTTTCTGTAGTACTCATCTCTTTGCTCCATAAGCTCTTTTGGAGCTTTACAAAGTAAAAGACCNCCTACTTCCAAATTACCTTTACTAGCCCACTCTGAATCCACATCACAAACTAAGTGTAGTTCAGGGTGATCCTCTGCTTTCACAGGCTCCCATCCTTCTCTAAACTTAGAGCTAACATTAGTATTGTTAGGTTGCCCTAAAACACTTGTAGCTACCCACCTAAATACCCATCCGTCTTGCGGTGTNGGGCTAGGTAGTTTCGATTGTGGTTCCCAAGATTGGGTTCNTGCAGAAGCCTCTCTGGACTCCGTATCTCTTGCTGCTCTAGTAACTTCTTCAGTTACTTTATTTTCATCTGCCATTATCTATTCTCCTGTGCGAGTTGTTTGGCGTATTGCTCTGGTGTTAAACCCAAACGCCTTGCGAGGGCGACTTGAGTTGCTGTTAACTGAACTTTGCGAGGCATAGCACCATTGTTTCTTGTTGCAGGTGCTACGACATTCGATGGCTTTTTTGAGGTCTCAGTTTCCACTTCTTCCTGAATTACTTCAGTTTCAGTGGCTACAGCACTTGGTTTACCCTCATAAAGCTCAGGAAATCTTTGGCTCATTCGCTTATCAATTTCCTCGTAATACTGATCACTGTTAGGATTAACTCCTTCAACTTTGATTAATCTCTCATGGATTCCATAAGCATAACCTGTTGCTTCAGGATAATCAGGATTACTAAACCATTTATTATCTTGCAACCATTTAACTTGCCTACTATCTAAGGTTTGTTGTGGTGGTTGCTGAGGTTGTTGAACAGGTTGCTGTGCTTGTTGTTGCATTGCTTCCTGTTGTTGTTGGTAATAATTTAGCTTTTCTGTAGCAGATTTTAAATCAACTTGTGCTGCAAGTATCTTTTCATTTGCTGCTAACATAGCATCGCTATTACCAGCTTCATAAGCCTCTTTAAACTCAGCTTTAGCTTTCTCTAACTCAGCCGTTGACTTAGCAGAGATTTGCCCTAAAAGAGCTTCTTCACCTTTATTAATTAAAGCTGATAGCCTTTTATTTTCCCCTTGAATCTTCTGAGCATAATTAACAGCTTCTTCTCGTAAACGATCTGATGCTTCTTTGGCTCGTCTTTCTTCGTGGTACTCATACTTGAGTTTATCAATTCGCTTTTGAACTTTATCGTTAATGCCCTCTATTTCTTCTTCTACATCATTCTTTGCAGTTTCTGCTTTAGGGGGCTTACGATCTTCAGGTGGTCTATCATCAATGACTTCCACCTCGACTTCTTCATTTTTGTTTTCTGTTGAGTCATCTTTGCTTTTACCGATTTGATGTTTGACTCCAAAAAACTTTTCTTCTTTGGAAGTTTCTACAGGTTGTTCTATTGCTTCTACCTGTTCAACTTCTTGATTTGCGGTATTATTTTCAGACATATTAAATTACCTTTACTATTCCTCTTGGGTCTTGAACAACAGCTTCTACACTATCGTCATTGATTAAACGAAATTCTTTTCCATGCACCATAAATCTAGTGCCTGAATAAGAACGCATAATAATCCAATCGCCCTTTTCACAATAAGGACCATTTGGAAATCTGTTCTTATCTTGATAACAATCATCACCCATTTCTAAAACAAACCCAACGATAGAACCAACTTCTTCTACTCTACGAGTTTCAGATGCTTTAATAATTCCACCTTTGGTAGTTTCTTCTATATCGGGTAATGCGATTAGAATTTTGTAACCCTTTGGAACAGGGAGTTGTTTAGCTTTGTCTGTTGCTTCAACCTCTTTGGGTTGAGTATCCTTTGCAGGTTCTGTCATGTTTTCTCCTTTGCACTAGATTAAGGTCTAGGTCCTTGCGTCAGTTTTGACGATTTACTATTTCTAGCAGATCGAGTATATCTCTTTCTACTAAGGCAAGTCCAGATATCACACCTGTTAAATATCTGTATTCCTCAAAATTTTTACATCCACCGCCAGATAAATGATCAGCGTGTTCATTCATATGCTCACGAATCTTCTTTTGTATAGCTTCTACTATATTTTCAGTTGATCCACTCACTCATCTTCCAGTAATGTTTCTGCTATGTCTCTACCTATCTTAGCACCTTCTATTTGCTCTTTGCTAGATATTTTTTTGTTTTCTGTAGCAGCTTTTAATCCGATGTTAGCACCCGCTATGCGTTCTTGTGAAGCAATTCTTTCTTTTTCCACTTCATTAGTTGCTTTAGCTTTTTCTAAATCAAGAGCCAGTCTTTCAGCATCAGCTTTCATTTTTCTTTGTACTTCAGCTTGTCTGATATCTAGTTCTCTTTCTCTTTGTTGTAATACAGGGTCTTCTAACTGTTCTCTTATTTCTTCTTGTCTTTCATCTGCTTGACTTGTGGCTAATACTCTTTCAGCAGCTTCAGATACAAGTTCTGATAAACGCAGTTCAATATCTTCTGGTAGTGGTTCATCAGGTGGTGGTAGCGGTGCACCAAGTTGTTTTTCAATTTCTTTACGATATTGAAACGCTATATGTTCTGTGACATGCTCTGTGAAGGCAGCTAAGATAGAGTTAGCGTTAGGGCTTTGTCCTACCATTTCTCTCATCTTAGGATCGTTCATAGCAGCCATATGCACTTTAATGTGTGCTTCGTGATCCTGATACATAAACGCTTTAACAGGTTTTCTGTTTAATAAGTTCATGTTTTCTGATACTGGATCAGTTGGTGCTATCTCAGTTTCAAGCGGTACAATCTTATCTGCATCTCTTATGCCTAATACATCCAACATCTGTCTATGGAGTTCTTCCATGTTATACATCTGCGGTGCTTGTTGTGATAGCTGTAGTGCAGCTTGATACTGCATAATCTTTTGTGCTTTTGTGGAAGCATTGGGATCAGATACAGGAATTACATCAACCCTGCCATCAAAATCCTCTTTTATTAATTCTTTACCCTTAATGTTATAAGGATACTCTGTAGGTCCATAGTCAAAAATAATCTTAGATAAAATTCTAAGTTCATGCTTCATGGAGTTATGAATCCTGCTTTGTACTGATCCTATAACTTTTAGTGATCTTTCTAACAATGCGAGTGTGGTGCCGACTGGAGCTTGATTATTCATGTCTGAGACTTTCATATCAGCCAATGAAGCAAACCTTCTACCTTCTTCAACTAAATTTTGAAGTAGGGAGTATAAAGTAGTAGAAGGCTCTTTGTAGGGGAGAAAGGTAATATTATCCTTTATCGCACCACCCGGCACATCCACATCACGAAACTCTCCGGGCATGATAGGTGTATCATCGCCCTTAATTCTTAAACCTCTTGATTTTAAACCACCCGGCAGGTTAGATAATGTACCTGCATCAACGAGTTGTCTTAATAAACTTGTAGCTGATTTAGCTATGCCACCAATTAAATGTATTAAACCAAACCCATAGAATCCCATTCCGGGTAGGTATTGATAGTGAACAAAGTGTTGTCTGCGTTTCTTCAAAGGATCATCTTCAATGTAGTTCCTTCGTATCGCTAATATCTTGCCTGATTGATAATCTAAGGTAACAACATAAGGTAATGCTATACCTGTAACTTGTCCGTCTTTTCTATCTTCAAAACCTTTCAGGTCTAAATCTACCATCATTTCTAAAATGGTATGACGATTATCATTTTCGTATGACTGTCTTTCCCCTGTTAGTTCGTTGTACTTTGACTGAATCTTAGTTAAATCATCTGAAGGTTCTTGTAAATCTACATCTCTATAAAACCCTATAACCTGTAGCTTTTTAATATCATTCGTGCTTTTCTTCATTATGTGAGTAGCACGATCACAGGTTGTTAGATCAGATGCACCATAACTTACAACAAAATCTTCTGCTGGAACAAACATACTTGCAGGTCTGTCTAGCATAGGATCAAAATAAATCTTTCTAAAAGCAGAACCTGCTAAGGGAAGATTGAATAAAAGTTTTTCTGTTTCAGTACGATACTCTGACATTTTATCTGTCAGTAAGTAATTAAGATAATCTTTAACTCTAACAGATTGATCCTGACTACCTTGATCTATCTCACCTACAATCCTGACATCTACAGGACCTTTAGCTGGAAATAACTCAGTTATAGTTTCAGCTTGGAATCTAACCACAGACTCTGTTAGTAATGGGTGGAATACACCACAAGCACCCTGCCAAGGCAAAGTTCTTTCTTCTATCTTTAGCCCTAGTTGGTCTAAACCTTTAGTGTAAGTATCTTCCCAATCTTTGCGTGATTCTTTATCAGAATTAAAATACTGTATTAGCTCTGAGGCTAATCCTTCTAGTTCATCGTCTTGCATGAACTCAGCTATGTTGTCGCCAAAGTTTGGAGTGCCTAACTCAGCACCTTCTTCAAAATCTATAATCATCCCCCCATCTTCAGTCAGTAATGCGACCTCATCAGGGTTAGTTACTATAACTTCTAAAGGAGAATCCTTAACTATTTTGTCTGGGGTTTTTAATGGTTTTTCTGCCATTCAATCTCCTAATAATAATTCGCTTCTCTTGGGGGTAAATCTTCGTCTGGCTCGTCAGAGTCTAAACCAATAAACCCACCTTGTCTAAATCTAATCAATGCTTGTGTAGATGAATCCACTAAATCGTCATGGTCACCAGACGGGAAAGAAGCAAACTCTTCGATCACTTCTTCTGCAAACTTCCTTTCTGGTGCCCATACGATGCCTGAGGCAAACAGATCAGCGACAGCATTAACCCTAGCTATTTTATCATTTCCTCTGCTTGGGGTGTATTCTGAAACAGGAATACCCATTTGTCTTAGTTCAAATATTAAAGGCATACCCGCTGCTTTGGCTTCAACAATAAATGCTTCTGGTTGCCATAGCTGATACATATCAAATGCTTTTTTCTTAAGTTCAGGAAACTCCAATCTATCCTTGAAAGCATCTAATAGTATTACTTGGGGTTGTGTTACCCCCGTGTCGTCTGGTTGATAGAAAACACCCCATGTCGTACAAGCTGAGTAGTCTGAACGCTGTGTTTTTAAAAACGCAGTATCCCATGACTGTATAACAAAGTCGCACTGTGGGGGATTGTCGTACTCCCAAACACGCCACCATTCTCTTTTGATGATGGCTGATTCTTCTGCGGTAGGGTTCTGCTGATATTGAGCAGACCATTTAGCTAAAGGCAGTTCTGCTCTTAGCTTTTCTAATTCTTTAATATCCCAAAACTCTTGCCACAAACTTTTACCTGAGGGCAAGATAGCAGGGAACTCTATAACTTCCCATTCATCAGAGCCGTCTCGTTGTGCAGAGGCTTTAAGTATTTGTCCTGTTAAATCTCGTTTATGCCACCGAGTCATCACAATGATAATGGCACCACCGGGCTGTAAACGCTGTCGTGGTCCAGAAGTATAATATTCATAGACCTTATCAAAGACAGAGGCATCGTTGCTTTGTCCTTCTTGTTCAGAGTGTGGATCATCTATGATTAACAAATCCGCACCTTTACCAGTCACAGCACCGCCTACACCAATCGCAAAGTATTCTCCGCCCTTATTGGTATTCCAACGACCTGCTGCTTTAGAATCGGATTGCAGTCCTACATCGGTAAAAACTTTCTTGTAATCTTCTGAACCCACAAGGTTTCTAACCTTACGACCAAACCCCACAGCTAATTCTGCTGTGTGAGCCACCTGAATGATCTTCTTCTCAGGAAAACATCCTAGAAACCATGCAGGTAATAAATATGAAGCAAACTCAGACTTCGTATGACGAGGGGGCATATTAATAATCAGACGCTTTAATTTACCTTCCTTAACTCTATTAAAAGCATCAGACATAATCTTATGGTGATGTCCTTCAATAAAAGCAACCCACATCTGTTTAACAAACGAAAGGAAGTCATCTTTACAACCCTCTTTCATTTTAGCCTTCTCGTAGTCAGAGAGCAGTTCTAAGAGCATCTTCTGTTGCTCTACGGGTAATTGGCTTAGTTTGCTTAAATCAAACAATGGTGGCACCTCATCTAATCAGAGAAATATACATAAGTGTAAGGAGTATGTATGAGGTATGACAAGATGCCACAAACCTTTCCTAGTATTAAACTAGGTAGTATTAAACTATATAAACTAAAACTTAGTTTTAAACTAGCTAGTTTAATACTAGTTGATCTGCCGATAGCTCTCCCTATTATGTGCATACTTTCACATCTTCACTTGTTCGTCAACACTTATTTCAACTTTTTTGAAGGGGCTTCTTCTTGTGCTCATCACAGTACGCCATTTATTCGGTTGCATAGTAACCCACCCATTATCTTCTAATCTCTTTAACATAGCGTGTACTGTGCTCTTAGANGATATTCCTAGTGTGTAAGCTAAAGCATCTAGTGATGGTCCACAATTAAACTCTTCCCAATATGCTTCTATTGCTTCTAATAACTTTAATTGCTTTGCTGTCATTGTAGTTTTAGCTTTCTTTTAGTTAATACAATCAAACATTTAAACTTAGTTACAAAGTCTGAACTATATGCAATTAACATATCTTTTAACTGACTATCCATTAATTGATCAAACTTCATAAATATATGTATGGGGTGTATGGGACCCACGAACATTATACGAACATTCTAAAAAAAAAGCCNATCTNTNAGTNNGTCGGAAAAGAAAAAAGGGGGTACCCCTATGAAAATTATGAAATTATATGTGCAAAATAGTATGTACCCNNTAGTCAGACAAAAAATTTATACNGGGGGNTGGGGGGGAGTGGGGGTTCGCGTGTGCGTGTGTGTGCGTGTGCGTGGGTGCGGTGGTTTATTTCGCCTGTGGTGTTATATTCCGTGAAAGTGAGTACTTACTTCTAGCTACCAAACATTTGTTGAATCTTTTGTTCCAACTCAATCCTGATCTCATCACTAGTTTTATCATTGGTGATACTCTCAACTCTCTCTGTGAATAGTGCCACCTCAGATACCTTACCTAACAATTCCAATGCCCTGATCCT